CCGGGGAGCGCGCGGGGGCCGGGGGGAGGGCGTGGGGGGGGGGCCCCGCGAGCCGCCGGTGGGCGAGTCGGAGCCCGGGATGCTCCCCGATCTCGGCTTCCCCGAGCTCGGCGGCCCCGTAGATGAGCCCGCGCCCGCGCCCGCGCGCACACGCGCGCACACGCCGGCGCCCGCGCGCGAGAAGAAACCCTCCGCGAAGAAACCCGGCAAGAGCGACGACGCCTTCGACGCCTTCTGGGCCGCCTACCCGAGGAAGGCCGACAAGAAGAAAGCCCGGCAAGCATGGACTCGGGCGGTCCGGGACGCCGACCCGGAGACGATCATCGCGGGCGCCGAGAACTATGCGGCGGACCCGAACCGGGTCGACCAGTACACGAAGCTTCCGGCCTCGTGGCTGAACGCCGGGGCGTGGGAGAACGGCGCCCTGCCCGAGCGGACGGGCGGCGGCGCGTCTGCTCCGGCCCCGTTCTCCGGCGGCCGGCCTGCGGCCCAGACCAGCGGGTGGCCGACGTCCGTCGAGGCGGAGAACCAGTTGTTCGAGCGGGCCTTCGGAGTCCCCCGCGAGTACCGAGACGAGGACCTGGATATCTTCGCGCACCGCGCCGAGCAGATAGCCGCAGCGATCCTCTCGGAGGCCCGCGCGTTCGAGGGGACGCGAGGCCGCCAGGAGGACTACATTGAGACCGTGCGGGCGTGGGCTCGGGCGCTCCCCGAGTGGGTGACCATGGAGTGGGCCGTGAAGGCTGTCCGCGACCACTACGCGAAGACCACGGTCTGGATCAAGCCCATGCACGTCATCGACCTGGCCCGCGACTATAGGACCAGGGAGGCTCGGGCCGAAGGCCGGGTGCCGGAGGACGACCCGTGGGCGCTCACCAAGGGCGAGAAGGCTACGCCCGACGAGATAGCCTCGGCCATGGAGGACCTGAAGGGGAATCCGTGGGCCGATAGGCTCGCCAAAGCAATGGCGAACCATAGTTAACCCTCATCATCGATCGAAGAAAGGAAGCCAACATGGCACTATTTAACGCCACCTATCTGGTGGTTCTCATTGTGGCCCTCACGGTGGTCGCGGTTGCGGCCGCCAACAAGGTCATCACCCTGCCGGCGGCGGCCGGATGGGCCTATCTGGCGCTCATCTGGCCGGCCCTGATCCCCCTCGCGATCCTCGCGGGCCTGTTCAAGGACTCCCTCAAGATAGAGAAGGAGGACGACAAGTGAGCATGCACGTCACGGTCGAAGGCAACGTCGGACAAGACCCGGAGATCCACTACGCGAACACCGGGGCCGCGGTGTGCAACGTCTCCGTGTGCTGCACTCCCGTCAAAAGGGACAACGTCACCGGCCAGTGGGAAGACGTCGGGGATCCGCTCTGGGTCCGGCTCTCTTTCTGGGAGAAGGCCGGTGAGACCGTCGCGGAGACCGTGCATAGGGGTGACAGGATCGCCGCCTCGGGGGCCCTGTCCATCCGCGAGTACGACACTCCCAGCGGGGAGCGCCGGTGCTCTATCGAGGTCAGGTCGGCGCGCTTCCTCGGGGTCCAGCCGCGGAGGCCCAAGGGGGCGCCCGGGCAGGGGGCCGCCAGGCCGGCTGCGGGCAGGCCGCAGACAGGCGCCGGCCCGCAGCTGCAGGGCTCGACGGTGACCTTCGGCGACGTCATGCGCAGAGACGCCACGCGTAATGACGCGCCCCCGTTCTAACGTCAGCATCCCGTCCGAGCATCCGGTGTGCGTCAAATGCGCCGGATGCTCGGGGCCGATCGAGCTCACGTGGACGAACTCATGCGGCGACGGGACCAGCATCTACCATTCAGACTGCTACCACGACATGCTCGAAAAGAAAGGAACACGCGCATGCGAAGGGACACATACCTCGCGGGAGAGATAACCGAGGGCTCGGCATCCCGTATCTCCAAGACGATCAAGGACGCGCTCTACCGGATGAAGCTCCAGGAAATCGACTGGGGTAAGCATTCGATCGAGCGGCCCGTCCGCCCGACCCCCGTCTACTTCGACGTCACCGGGCACGAAGTCGCCGACAAGACGGACGCCGTCTACGAGGCCGGGATCTCGCTCGGATCCCGGTGGATCCACGTCTACCAGGTCCTCTCCGGGAACCGGGTGATGCGCATCTATAACGACACCGGCAGGAAAGGGCGCCACGCTTGGCCGAGAAGCCGAAGGGAGGGAGGGAAGCGATGAACAAGCTTTCCACGATCATCAACAGCTTGTACGCGACGGGCCTGTCCATCCGCGACGTCGCCAAGATATGCGGCTATTCAAGGTCCGTTGTCCACAAGTGGGGTGCCGGCGAGTACCGAAACGATATCGAGGAGGATCCGAAGGCCGCCGCGTTCGACAAGCACGCTGCGCTTTTGAAGCGGATCGGCGCAGTCCTCGATCGGGGTGTCGAGCTGGAGAAGCAGGTGCCGGTCAGGCCCAGCCAGTACGTCGCCGTCATCGACAGGAACCTGCCCGCCTGGTACCGGGAGTACTTCGCCATGTGGGTCCTGACGCACTTCCGCGCCAAGCGGCCCCAGTCGAAGCAGGGGGAGATCCTGGCGACCGTTCTGACCGTGAAGCAGCGGCCTGCCGGGCCGTGCATCCTCGTGGAGGTCCCCGAGGAGGGGCGCCGTCATCTGCGCCTGACCTTGGATGCGAAGGCGTTCCTGGAGGCCGCGAAGAAGGGAGTCGACCATGTCGATCTCGTCGACTTTTACGAGTGAGCCGTACGTCATCTCCGGCGTCGAGGTGTCCTACCGTAACGGGTGGGAGATCCGGGTCCTCGAACATCTGCGGGTCCCGGACAGGCCCCTGCCGGTGGCGAAGCCCGGGGCTACGGGCGCCGAGTGGGCGGAGACGCAGAGGCAGCGCGAGGCGATCCTCGCCAAGGCCCCCCGGGTTCCCGTCCTGCACGCCTACGCCGGGATGGTCTTCTCCGGGATGACCGCCGCGCAGGCGCTTGACAACCTCGAATACCTCCGGGAGTGCGGCGTCGCCGTGCCGGCCCGGACGATCGAGGCGATGAGGCAGGAGGCCGAGGCGTGAGCAGCGGCGTCTTCAACGTCACCCTTGAGAGGGACGAGACCCATCCGGCCAGCGAGGCCTTCCTCAACGAGTTCCTGGCGGGCCGCATCATCATCGGGGCGCACAGCCCGGCCAAGATGCTGGTCCTCGAGGATTCCACGACTGTCGTCTTCGAGAGTGACGAGGACTGCTATTACCGGTTCTGCGTGGACGACTTCGACTTCGATCTTTCCCGGACCAGCAACGTCGTGCGGAAGGTCGAGGAGACGCGCGTCGGCGAGGACCTGTTCAGGTACACGTTCATGGCGCTCGGCGGGGAGATCGGGCACGTCGACGTCTGCGAGGAGCACGGGGAGACGGTCGAGCCTCACCCGGGGTATTCTCCGGATCCGCGGATGGCGTTCTCGGTCGCTGTGAGGATTCGGCGCCTGTGCTTCACTCCGGAGGAGGACGGCGATGCCGTGGAGTGACAGGTCGAGGCGCCGTCGGGAGCTTCCTTCCGGGTGGGCGTCGATCCGCCGCGAGGTGATTGCTCGGGATGGCGGCCGGTGTGTCTTGTGCGGGGCGCCGGGGACGGATGTGGACCATGTTGTGCGTGGTTCGGATCATTCGCTCGGGAATCTCCGGTTGCTTTGTCGGGCGTGTCATATGCGCCGGACGGGCCGGGATGGGGGGCGGACGTCGAGGAAGCCGCGGCCGCGGCCGTGGCGGCGTCCGGAGTCTCCGCCGGGGTATCTCCCGGAGTTCCGCAAGTAGTCCTCTGAAAGTAGGAATCTATGCCCGCCGAGTTGCGTGTGTTGGCTTGGCGGGCATAGACTTTCTGTAACGGAAAATACGATGGTTTCAGAAAGGAATCAGAAATGGAAACCTCGCCCTACGAGATCCCCGAGACCGCGCTCCGGTCGTGGGATCCCCACTCCAAACGCAAGGCCTACTTCGAAGGCCAGGAAGAGGCACTCCGACAGGCGCAGTCCAAGACGCCGAAGAAGGCGATCCACGCCCTGATCGAGGAAGCCATCAAAGCCACGAACGCACGCATGCAGACCGAAGGGCAGGCCGCCAGGGTCGAGAAGGCGACTTGCGAGTCCGGCCTCGACATCCTCGGAGTCGGCGACGCCGAGCGGGAAGGAACCTACAGTCGGGGCGGGATCGACGCCCTCGACCAGATCCTCGACTGCCTCCCCCCGGAGGCGATCGAGGAAGAAGCCCGGCCGCTCCGGAGGATCGAGCGGGTGAGAGACGAATGGATTCGAAGGAACCGCCGTGCGCTCGAACCTATCATCGGAGCTTTCTCTGCAACCGGACACTGAAAGGAGGTGACTCGCATGTATAGATGGTGGTCGATCTTCGGAGGCAACATGGGCAGCCTCGCAAGTAGGATCATGTTCCCCAACCGGTGGATCTACATCCCGTAAGCCCAGCCGATAAACCACGCCGGCGCCGACACAGAAAGGAAAAGCAAATGTCACTGCCCGAGCACTACAAATACGAATACCCCATAGTCCATCATGTTCGAGCGGCACAAGCCGTAGGAATGTCCCTCCAAGACATCGCCGACCTGTGCGGGGTGGCAAGAGGCACTGTCTCCCAATGGTCCAACGGCAAGTCCTCCCCCAAGCGCCGAGTCGTGGAAAGAACCGCTGGGGCCGCCAAAGCCATCCGCCTCGTCAATGACGACCTGTACTACATCCAGATCATCCTCCTGGCCGGTTACACGGTCGCCCACGTGCGCATCGAAAAAGGCGTCGCGACCACACCCCAGTTCGTCACAGGGGCGGCCGTCACCCACGCGGCCGACTGGGTTTTCCGCCCCTACTCGGCCCCCAAGGACGGGTCCCCGGCCATCCTCGACGCGCTCCCGTCCTTCCACGACACCGAGTGCTGGCGGCCTAGTCGCCCGACCTACGAGACGTGGGTCCGCTCCTGCCTATCCCGCGGTCTCCAGCCCGGCCTGGCCCCCAAATTCCCGGTCCTACGCGCCGAGCCGATCGACATCACGCCCAACGGCGTGATCGTCACGATCAACGCCGAGATACTCTGGCTGCGGATCCTGTCCGTAGTGGCCCCCACCCAGCCGGTCTACGACGCCCCCAGCAAAGCCAAGCCCGACACCTTCTACGGCATCAAGCCAATCAAACCTAGAAAGCGCAGTAACAAATGACCGCGGAAACCCTCCAGCAAGCCACCAAAGCCCTGCTCGGGGCAGGCATGACACTCCAAGACATCGCGAACCTGTGCGGGGTCTCCCGGCCCGCCGTCATGGCATGGTCCTCCGGAAAGTCCAACGCCTACGGGGCGCACCCCTTCTGGAAGATCGGCCCGGCCGCACTCGCACTCCGGTACGCCAACGAAGACCTCGCGTACATCACCAAGACCGTCAAAGGCCGCTGCGGCCAAGTGATCCACGTGACCCACCGTTACGAGACGCCCAACTGGCTGGTACGCCTGGCCGTCGCGCACGCCTCGACCTGGCCCCCGACCATCCGGATCCTGCCGCAGAAACGCCCGGGCGCCAAGATCTTCAAGACGATGTCGCCCCTCGACGGCCCAACCCCGGTCCTGCACGACGTATCCGACAGGTACGCCCCGGACATGTCCCCCGAGACGTACGACAAGGAGACCCGGGCCGCCTTCAAGGCCGGAAAGACGCCGGGAATCAACGGTCCCTTCTCGGTCATCGATTTCTGGGGAGGCGTCGGCCGGGACGGCGACGGCACATCGATCGATCTCGACACCGACGCCCTCTACGCGAGGATCCTGTCCAGGATCCGCGGCGACGCCTACGACGGTGACCGCGGCGACGCACCGGAGGCGTTCTATGGATAAGCTGACACTCCCCCGGCCCAGACTCGGCGCCGACCACGAAGCCTCCTACTACGTCGGGCAGGTCGAGGCCCTGCGGCAGGCGTTCCTGGCGAAGCCATCCCTCCAGAGCGTCATCGAGCCGCTGCTCGACGAAGCCCGCGGCCGCCTCGACGCCGCCACCGACGACCCCATCCGGGCACGGCAGGCGAGGTCGAAGTCCGTCGGAGGAATGACCCTCATTCGAGGACGGATCCGCGCCACCTTGACAGGAGGATTCGAAACCATCGATGCGCTCTACAAGGCCCTCCGAAACAGCAAGGCTGCGCCCGGCATCCAACCCATCCACGGACTCCGGGACAGGTGGGCGAAAGACCTATCCACCTTCAAAGAAAAACACGATCCGAAAAGGAAGAAGTAACCGATCATGAGCTCAACCTCAGTGGAAATGTGGTATACCCTGCGGGCTCTCTCCACGGCCGGCATATCCCAGCGGGAGATAGCGGAGATGACCCGGATCCCCAAGACGACCATCGCCTCGTGGGCGAGGGGCGCCGGATCCCGCATGAAAGCCGACCCCGAAGAAATAGCGACCAGGCCGGTAGCCGACATCAAGACCGTGCTGGAAGCCATCCGGGAAATCGAGAAAACCGCGGACGAGCACCCGGGCCCCGTCCAATCCGTCAAGATCCTGACCAGCGCTCTCGTCCCTCAGAGGGTGCTGTCCCTCTTGGCGGTCCACGCCATCGGGATCCTGCCCTCCGACTGCACGAAAGTGGATCTTCTTGTGCCGATCATCGAGCCGGAAGACGAACCTGCGACGACGTTCGAGGAATACACGAGCGACACCCCGTTCTGCTGGGTCGTCTACATCCCGGTAGGCGATGAGAAGAAGTGCACGCTGGTCATCGATGCCACGCTCCTCTGCTACTGGGTTCGACGGCTCATCCGGGTCAACGAGGCCTCGATCCGGCATTACCGCGCATGCGTCGGAGACTCCGCTGTGGTAGACTGAGACACGGCATCATCGAAGGCCCCCGCGACTGGCGATTCGCTCCCACGTCGCGGGGGTTCTCCTATGCTCACCAGGCCGGGTAGGAGAAGCGCAGATGCACCTTGTCGCCCTTGTGCGGCGGGTGTTTGAAGACGACCAGGCCGCCGCGGGACACCAAGACGTTCACGGGCCCGGAGTCGATCTGCTGCTGTTGGCAGACGTAGTAGCAGTCGTCCACCGGCAGGAGGCCGCGGGCCAGGCCGAAGGCCACGAAGTCGTTGGCCGTGATGTTGCCCGTGATGCTGATCGGCATGTCGAAGAAGACCCGGTCGCGGCTCCGTCTGATGGTGCCGAACGGGTCGATGTAGATCGACGCCGACGGGTTGACGACCTGGGTCGACGTCATCACCCGGTTGTCCCACGACCCCAGTCCTTTCAGGTAGCAGGCGACGCCTTGGGCGACCTGCCGGTCCGTGTTCTCCACGAACCTGGCGTGGATCTCGTCCGCGACCCCGTAGTCGATCGTCCACGAGATCGAGCCTTCCATGACCTCGACGTCGCGCATCCTGGATGCGTACCGGATTTCCTCCAGGCGTTCCCGCATCGACGCCGCGAATTCCTCGCGTTGCAGGAACGAGGTCCACAGGACGGGGATGCACATGATCCTCGCTCCCGGCCACGTGTCGTCGATCTTCCGGGCCAGGTCGAGGAACTCGGTTTGGATCGACTGGCGCATGAGCGCGTCCTTGTGGCAGTCGGCGATGATGACGGCGCCGACCTTGCCTGCGGGGAGTTCCCTCTTGGCCTGCTCGTACTGGTTGCGGAAGGGTTCTTCGTTGTAGACGAATCCGGCGTCTTCCTTCGAGTAGTTCTTGACGTCCATGTCGAGGATGCGTCCGGCTTCCTCGGGCCACTTCGAGGTGGGCAGCGAGTTGGTGCCGCCGATGACGAGCAGGGTTTTCCTCGCGGGTGTGGGCGCGGGGCCGGCGCCTGCGGAGGGGAGGGTGAAGGCGAGGTTCAGGTCGGGGTAGGTGCCGGTGAGGTTGACGGCGGCCGCGGCGCCTTGGGTCGCTGTCGCGGTGAACCGGGGGAGCGGGGCGTCGGCGCCTTTCTGTCCCGCGGGACCCGCGGGGCCTGTGGGGCCGGTGTCTCCGGGGTTTCCTTTGTCGCCTTTCGGGCCGGGGAGGCCGGCCGCTCCGACGGGGCCCTGTTTGCCTTCGGCGCCTCGGGGTCCCTCCTTGCCGTCTTCCCCCTTGGGGCCTGCAGGTCCGGCGGGGCCTTTCTCTCCCGGGAGACCGGGCGGGCCCTGGAGTCCTTGGAGTCCTTGCGGGCCGGTCTTCCCTTCCGGTCCTTTCTCTCCCGCCGGGCCCGGGTCGCCGCGGTCGCCTTTCGCCCCTGCGGGGCCCGTGGGGCCTGCAGGACCCGCCTCTCCGCGCACGCCAGCCTGGCCCCGAGCGCCTTTCGGCACCCCCACCACTAGGGTAGTACCGTCGAGCGTCGCCGTCGCCTCAGAGCCGGCTTCCAGGGTCACTGCCCGGGCGGCCGTCACCGGAGACCCGCCGCCCTGGCCGCCGCCCGCAGCCCCGTCGGCGCCCTTCGGGATCCCGAGCTTCAGCACGTACTCGGGGCCCGGCCCTTCCAGGACGGCGGTAGCGGGGGACCCGGCGGGCAGCGTGTCGGCGTGGGCCGTCAGCTTCGGCGTCGCCCCGTCCGCGCCCTTCGCCCCCTCGGGCCCGGCCGGGCCCACAGGCCCCGGAGATCCCTGCTGTCCCTGGTCCCCTTTCGCCCCGGCCGGGATGCCGAGGTCGAGGTCGAGGTTCGGGTAGGCGCCCGAGACGACCGCCGTCGGCGCCGAACCGGCAGGCAGGCTGTGCGCGGCCGGTTTGAACACCGGCAGTGCAGCGTCTCTGCCCGGCTCCCCCTTCGGCCCGGCAGGCCCGACCGGACCCTCGGGCCCCCTCGGGCCGGGATCCCCCTTGTCGCCCTTCTCCCCCTTGCCTCCGGGCCCCGGAGGATTCGGGACGCCCGGGGATCCGACGTCGACCAGCGACGCCAGGTTCACCGTCGCGTCCTGCGTCAACACGACATGCTTCTGCGCGTACGCCTCCGCCAGGCCGTTGACGTACACGGCGACGTGATACGTCCACGACCCGTCCGGAGTCACGTTGACTCCCGGAGCCACGACGGCCACCCACGGGTTCCCCTTCGAGTCCCGCAGCTGCCCCTCGTGGTCTATCTCGGCCGTGACGGCGCCGGCCACGAGGACGTCGCCGTCCCCCAAATCGTATTTGACGGTCCCCGGAGACGGCGTGAACACCACTCGGCCGCCGGAGCCCCTCGGGGCGGTCACCAGTTTCTCCGGGGATACCACGCGCCCCGTGACCGTGCACCATACGGACATGCGTCTTCTCCTTCGTGCCTCTACAGCGAGAACCCCGTACGCGGGGGATACTGCAATGGTATCCCGGCGCGTACGGGGTTTCCTAGGGGAGAGAACGCTTTCAGGCGTCCGGTTTCAGCGTCGACTCGTTCAGTCGGAATGTCGCGTTGATCCCCGGGACGCACGGGTGGGAGATGTTCATCGAAGTCCTGACCTTGTTATCGGCCAGGTTCGCGAAGACTTCCATGTAGTCTTCGACGAACGCCTCGTCCGGGTCTCCCGCGGCTTCGTAGACGACGTTCCGGATCTTCGCGAGGTGGGCGTAGAGGAAGTCCAGGCCTCCGTCTTCCATGACGCCCTTCAGCACGTGCTTCGATAGGCCTTCGCGGACGACCGCCAGGACGAAGTTCAGGTCGGCGTAGTGCCGGTCGAGCAGGTCCGGGTCGTCGTCCTCGCGGAAGGTGGTCCACGGGTTGAATGCCGCGGCGCCGTCCTGGAACCACTCCAGGAAAGCCTCCCTATCGAGTGGCTGTCTGGTCCTCTTCAGGAAGTTCACTACGCCTTCCGGAGTCAGCCACACGGGTTCCCTCACCTGCTTGACCTCCTGGATCGGCAGGGTGATCTGCTCGGAAGGCGGGACGAGGCTGGTGAAGTCCGGCATGGGGATTCCCCGGGGGAGTCCCGCGGCGACTACGACGTCTTGGGCCAGGAAGTAGTGCTTGTCTCTGGCTTGCAGGACTCGGATCCGCTTGAGGCGGAAGGCGCATTCGTACAGCGAGTAGGGCGGTTTCATGCCGCGTCCTCCTCTTCTGCTTCTTCTTCGCCCGTCCAGTCCGCGCAGTCGGCCAGGTCGAAGTATTCCGCGAATATATCGGGGTCGTAGACGATGAAGCCAACGCCGTCTTCCCATGCGATGAAGTCGCCGATCTGGGCTATCTTGATGCCGAACCGGTTCGAGACGAGGAGGCTGCGGCCGTCGAGAGTGCGGGTGGCGCCGCTCCTCGGCATGCTCCTGGCCATGTCTTTCACGGTTTCCGTCAGGTCGAGTTCGCCGTCGGAATTATCGACGATCCATCGAAGGACGTCGCCTACGTTCTCCTCGGTGAGTTTGCGAATTGTAGGGTGCGGGCCGGTCATCGTTCTTCCTTTCTATAGTATTTCATGTCCGGTCGGATTACGGTATGTATTCTAGCGCCGTTCTTATAGACGAGCACTGGGACTTTCTGCCCAGCCGACACCGACGCCGTGTATACATGGCCGGGGCCGGGGCCCGTGATCCTGCCTTCGCTGTCGAAGCGAAGGTGGATCCGCTGTTTCCTCGCCGCGCTGCGGCACGCGAGCCGTACTGTCGCGTCGATCTTCTCTATCGGCGTCATAGAAACGTTCCCTTCTCTTAAGATATCCTTGTGAAAACCTTGTCGCCCGACTTCGGGATGCACAGCGTCAGGTCGTCGGCGGGCGTGAACAGGTCGTATGCGGTCGCCTTCTTCGCTTTCGAGAGCGTCACGACCGAGAAGCCCGCGTCGGAATCTTTGAAGAATCCGAGGATCATGACTTCTCCAGGGCAGACCCTCATCTCGTAGGACGCTTCGAGGGCGTCGCGGGGACAGGCCGGGCGAGGCAGCGACACTTTCTCGGTGTCGACTTTGAGGACGAAGTCGACACGGAGGCCTTCTTCCTCTTCGCACGGCTCGGTTTCCGCGGATTCGAAGTACGGTAGGCGGCCGAGGAGGAACCCGAGGTTCTCGACGGTGCGTTTCTTCACGACGATCTCGGGGTTCTCTATGAGAAGCGCGTACTCGATCCAGTCGCTCACGGGGGTGTCCGGCTCAGGGCGATATAGATTCAAATCTATGTGAGCTTCCCTCGTTGCGGAGGGAAACTTTTCGTAGAAATTCATGGTGATTCCTTTCAGTTGTCGATCCCTATGGCTGGAATCCCCGGCGCGAGAAGCTGCCGGGGATTCCGCCTGGAGTCTTCGCCGAGCTGAGACTCCGTGTGTGGATTCTTCCTCAGACTACACGTCTCGGGGGGTTGTGGCAAGTCCGGGGAAGAACCTCCGGAGGAACCCGTCAACGCCGGGCCGGGTCAGGATCCACTGGACAGCGCCCGTGGCCGCAGCCCACACGCCCGCGGTGATCGCCTCGGTCAGGCCGTCGGCGAGGCCCGCCAGGTCGATCCCCACCTTGGCGGCGTACGTCACGAGGATGCCGACCAGGGACGCCACCAGGGTGCGCAGAACCGCGCGCCCCGGATAGGTGACCTGTGTGGGCTTGACGGGCGCGGGCAGCTCTCCGTCGTCGATTTCCCTAATCTCGCTCATAAGCGATTCTCCTTACTCGATAGGGGTTAGTCCGCCGCGGGAACGGCAGGAGCGGCCGAGCCGGCGGGGGCCCGCCCCGGGGGGCTCGCCCCCCCCCTCGCCCGTGGCCGACGGGCTCGGCCGCCGCCCCGGCCCGCGCGGCGCGGCGATGGCACGACTCACGTCGGCTGCAGTGAGCGACGCGATGGTGTTGTTGCGCTGCGCGTGGTCGATGAGTCGGAGTACGGGTAAAACCGCGGGGTTGTTCACGGCCTTGTGGTTGGCTACGAACTCGCCTTCATGCACCACGCCCGCCGTTTGCCGATAGCGTCGGCCGGGGGTGAAACCACCCTCGTAGTATCCCGTCTGCTGCGCCTCGGCCTGTTTGCGAATGGTGGCGATCTGCGCGGCCGTGGTGGCTACTGCCAGCGCGGCGGCGATGGGTGCCAGCACATGCCCCACGACGGGGATGGCGGCTGCCGATGAGTAGGCGTTGATGGCTGCCATGGCACCGCCTGCCACGGCCTGCGCGATTTGCACGCCGGTGGCGCGGCGGTTGTACTCGTTCTTGATCTTTGCGACGGCTGCCTGCTTTTCGGCTTCGAGTTGCTTGGTGCGCTCGTTGTCGCCCTCTGCGGCCTTGATCTTGGCCTCGTACTCTCGTTCTGTGCGTGCCACTTGCGCCTCGCCCTCTGCGCGCTGCAAGTCGCCGAATGTGGACACGACGGCGCCAAAGGTGGCATAAGCCGCCGCGGCCGCGTCGGTGATGCCCTGCAAGCGTTCGCGGTCGAGCTGCTTGAACGCGGCGGCGTATTCCAGCGCGTGCTCCTTGTCCTTGTCGCGCATGCGTTTGAGCGCGTCGTAGGTGGCGGCGTGAACACGCAACTTGAGGGCGCTCTTTGCAAGTTCGGAAACGCCGAAAGCATTAGTGCCGGCGGTATGGCTGGCCCTCTCCTCCTCTCTTCCCCGCCGCGCGCGCGG